GACCCCGGTTACCGCGTCCGGGTCGCCCTCGCCGCCGTACCGTTCGGCCGTGTCGTGGTTGGCGGTCGTCGACATGAACCCGGGGTCGGAGAAAACCTTGCCTTTCATCGACCCGACCGGGCCGAACACCTGGTCGGGGGCGGTGACGTCGCGGTAGAGGGTGGCGGGGCGGCTGAACGGCGGGGCACTGGCGATCAGCGTTTTCAGAGTGTTGACGCCCTTGAGGTAGTCGGCGTCGGTGCTGGCGAAGTTGGGTAGCCGCATGCGCGCCGCCCCCCCGGTACCGTACTGGGCGTCCCATTCTTTGCCCGCCTGCTTCGCGCTCGCGCTTGGCAGGGTGCCGTTGCGCAGGTAGTTGTTGGCGTACGAGAACGTGTTGCTGTAGTAAACCCCCTGGATTAGCAGTGCCTCGTGGTAGTCGGTGACGGGTCGCGCGGCGCCCTCTCCGGACATCCACAAGGCCATGCCGGTCAGTGGCTTGCCGGCGGGGACGGCAGATGGCGCCGCCGCCGGGGCGGGCACCGCGACCGGTGGTTTGACGACGGCAGGCGGCGGTTCGGCCTTCGGTTTCGCCGACGTCCGCCCGCCCAGGTTGCCCTGCTTCCTGAGTTGCGCGATGACGTAGTCGCCGTAGATTTTCGCGGGCGGCCGGGGGACGGCGTTCATCGTGTACTCGCCCCACAACTCGGCTTGCATCTCCGCGAGGCTGTGCGACCCGTACTGGGAGACGTTCTTCGTGATCACCCCGAAGTTGTGCCGCACCCAGGCGTTCACGTCGAGGATCTGTTTCCCGTTGAACGCGTCGCGGAACGTGCCGGGCGGTTCCACGCCCATCGACTTGGCCAGCGGGGTCCACAGGTCGGGGCTCATCATCGCCGTGTGGCTCACATCATCGGCGACGACATGCCCCTCCTCATGGGCGATCGTGGTGTCCGCAAGGCTGTACTGGGGGTCGGACGGCACCCACCAGGGTCCGTCGTAACCGGGGACGTGCGGGTCCTGGTCGCGTTTCTGCAACTCGGCGGGGGTCATGCCGTGGATCAGCAGACTGATGTTGCCGTACGCCTCCGCGATGTAAGGGTTGATCAGGATGCTGTCATCGGGGAGGGTTTCGCCCATGGTGGTTTTATGCGCGAGATCGGGGCTGAACGTCACCTTCTGCTGGCGGGCGATCATCGGGATGAACGCGCCTTGCAGGTCGAGGGCGTGCTGCGCCTCCGCGATGGCCGCCGGGCGGACCGCCGCGCCGAGGACAGTGGTGTCAGAGATGTGGCCGAAGTGCCCGGATGGGGTGGGTTTGAGCGGGGCGGGCACCGGCGGCGGCTTGAACTTCTGCACCGGCGAAGGTGGCGTCGGGGTGGCGGCCGGCCATTTGAAATCCGGGAACGCGGACACCGGCGGTGGCGGGGGCGGGGCGGTCGGCTTGCCGATCTTCCTGACCGCCTCACGGGGGAACAGTTTGACCGACGTGCCGTCTTTGACGCTGTCGGTGATCGTCTGGCCGGTCTCCGGGTCGCGGAGTTCCATGTCGGTGTAGCGGTGCCGCCTGCTGACCCCGGATCTGGTTTTGCCGGCGCCCTCAAAATGGTGGCGTACCTGGGTGACTTCCATCGGCACCAGACGCTGCCGCAACCCGAACCCGCCAGGTGCAGGCTCTGTTATGCCGTAGAGCACGACGTCGTGGACGCGGGCGCCGCGGGCGGCGCGGCCGGTGGCGGCTTTCGTCAGCGTGTCGTTCTGGTCGGGCCCGGTGATCCACGATCCGTCTGGGTTGCGGAGCGCCGCCAGGGGGCTGACGACAGCGGCGGCTCGCAGCGCCTCCGGCCCGCCGCGTGTCCACTCGCCGCGGGCGTCACGCCGTTCAGCGTCGCGCCTAGCGGTCGCCGATGCCGTGTCATGGGCGGTGCGGGACGCGGTGGCATGAGCTTTCGCGCGGGATGCGGCGCTGAACTCGAGCTGGCCGCTGATCGTCACCGGGTCCGCCTGCCCGGTGATGGCGCCGATCATATTTTCGCGGCCTGCGCGGTCGCCAACTTGGCCGCGGCGAGCAGCGTGTTGATCTGGGTGGTGAGCCCGGTGATCTGCGTGGTGAGCTGAGCGGCGGTCGGCGCCGCGGTGCTAGTGCCGGCACCCGCCGAGGTCGCTGTTGAGGACGCCGTCGTGGTGCTCGCCGCCGCGGGGGCGGTGCTCGCCGTGGTGCTGGCGCCGCTCGAGGTGGTGGCGCCCGACTGCCCGCTGCTCGTCGCCCCGCTCGCGGACGCCAACTCGGCCTGCAGCGCTTTCCGCTGCGCTATCAGCGTGGCCGCTTTCGCCCGGTCGGTTTTCGCCGTGCTGAGCAGTCCCGCTTTCGTTTTCGCCTGCGCCTGGACGTGCGCGACGTGCGCGACATGCTGCTGGTGGGCGTCCGGCTTCGCCGCGGGTTTGCTCCCGCCGCCGGTGCCGAACCGGCCGCCGCCCGCCTGCCCCGCCGGGATTCTCGGCTCCGCCTTCTGCGCGGCGCTCTGCTGCCCCCCGCCTGCCTGCTGTCTCGGCTGCCCGGTCGTCGGCGCGAGCTCAACCGCGCCCGCCCGGGTTGCCGTGTGCGATTGCCCGCCGGTCGCCGGGGCGGGGGTCTTCGCGGGGGCGGCGGACCCCTTGATCAGCGTGGCGAGCTGCGCGGTCAGGGCGGCGATCTTCGCCTGTAGTTGCGGGATGGTCGGCGGTGGCGCCGGGGGGCCGCCAGGCGCGGGTGTCGCGGGCGGCCCTCCGGCGGGTTTCGCCGCCGCCGCCGCCACTGCAGGCGCCTTGGCGGGCGGAGCCGCCGGCGGCTTGGGTGCCGCCGTGGCGGGCGGCACAGCGGTCTTGGCGGCCGCCACGCCGGCCGGCGGTGCCTGCTTAGCCGGAACGGCAGAGGAGACGGCACCCTTCGGCTTAGAGGCCGCGACCGGGACGGCAGGCGCCGCGGGGACCTTGACCCCGCTCGCGGCTATCGCCTTCTTCGCCGACGCCGCCTGCATCCGCAATGCGACCGCCGCCTGGAGTTGCTGCACCTGCGCCACGTACCGGTCATAAAGCGACGGGCCCGGGGCGGGGGCCTTCACGATCGCCGCGAGCTCAACCGCGCCCGCCACCCCATCCCAGGCGTGCGCGTGGGCGCGCGCCTCCGCGACCTTCTCGAGCGCGAGACCCCCCGCGGCGGCCGCCCGCACCTCCGGGTGCTTGCTCTTGCCCGCCCACCGGCGCATCGACCCCCACGCGATCGCATAGGCCTTACCAGGGTCCATACCCTTCCGGATCAGCGCCTTCACAATATTTTGGAGGTAGGGACTGTGCATGTTCCCTTTGACGCCGTACAGTCCCGGGCCGCCCGGCTTGCCCCTCGGCGCCGGGGTGACCGCCAGCCTGCCCGTCTCGGCGCTGAGCTGGTAAGCCCCCGTCAGCCTTTTGGGCCGGCCAGCGTCACCGCCGCCTTGTCGTTGGCGAGCCGGAACGCGGATGCCTTGCCGGCCTGCATCGCCATCTGCGCGGCGCCCTTCCCGACCGTGTTGATCTTCGACTGCTTGGCGGGGTCGGAGGTGAGGGCGCTCGCCCGCGCGAGATGCGCCGCCGCCCCGGCGTGGTTGCCTTGCATCGAGGCGGTCTTCGCGTCTTTGATGTGCTGGTCGGCCTGCGACTCCGGGTCGGCTCCCTTGTCCGGCGGGTGGCTGCCGCCGCCTTTCCCGACGGACGCCCAGTACTCGGTGCTGGGCAGCCACGGCCGCGCGAGCTCCAACCCCGGGCCGTCACCGGCGCACAGGTCGATGACCGCGGACACGTCATTCCAGGTGTAGCCCATCGGGTGTGCCTCTCTTGTGAACTGCTTGGAGCCTGCCGGCTGTTTCCCCACCGGGTCCGCCACGGCGGGGTCGCTACCGCCGCCGTCGGCTCGGTTGGGGGCGTTCAGCGCCCGGTCGGCGCCGGGTTGCCGTGCGGTGGGCTTCTGCGCGAGCGCCCCCGGCCCGTATCCGGCGTCATGCGCGGGTGGCTGCGGCATCGGCGCGGAGGTGGTGTCGTCGCCGTAGGAGGACCGCGCGATCGCCGCCTGGTTTTTCGCGGCGACATCATCGAGGTCTTTGACGAGGAGCAGATGCCGGTAGACGTCGTGCATCACCGCCCGGCCGCCGATGTGGAGGTCGTCGGTGTGCATCCCGTTCCGCATGAGGGACTGGGGGGTGAGGGAGAACAGGGCGGCGCGCAGGTGCCGCTGGGACGCCTCATGGTTTCCCTGCCGCATGGTCCGGGCGGCGTCCATCAGATGCTGGCCGGCGGGCAGGTCCGGGTGGGATTCTTTCACTTTCCCGGCGAGGCGGCTCATCGACTTGGCTGTCTGCACCCGCATCGGGGTGAGCGGCGTGATCTTGCCGCGGCGGGGCGGCGGGGCGGCTAGGCTGGCTGGCGCCTGCCGCTGGCCCGCCGGCGCGGCGCCCCGGGAAACCGGACTGAAACCGGGCGCGAGTCCGGAGCGGGCCGCCTTCGTTTTCGCCGGGGCCGTACCGGCCCCCGCTCTTACCTTCGGGTCGGCCGCCGCCGTCATTTTCGCCGCGAGCTCAACCGGCTCGACCGCCACGTCCCCAGGCTTCCAGGTAAGCCTGTCCAGGGCCGTCATGACGGCACCACCGTGATGCTGATCTGCCTGTTCCCGGCGGCGTCGACCCGGTCGTCGTCAACCTGGAACGACGATCCTGGTGCCAGCAGGTACTCGTGGAGCGCGTTCCGCGCGGCCCGCTCCCCGCTGCTCATCGGGCTTGTTCCCGTCACCATGTCCTGAGCTTTCAGCATCCGAACTCCCGGGGGTACGTGCACGGAGATGTGCGCCGCGTCTGATCCCTCGTACATTTTCGCGACGTCACCTTTGGAGGTGAGGGACGTGAACCCGTCATCCCTGATCGTCTTGCCTTTGAGGGACCCGACGCGGCCGAAGATGGCGTTAGCGCCGTGCACGCCCCGGTGCAGTTGCACCGGATGGCTGGTCGGCTCGGCGGTGCCGATCAGCGCCGCCAACCGGTCGACGCCCTTGACGCTCGCGGGCGTCATCCCCGCCTTGTGCCCGTTGCGGAGGTGCGCGTTGGTGTACTGGTATCCCGAGCCGAAGTACACCGACATGGCGCTGTGCTTGTCCGCGTCGGTCATCGGGGCGGTGCCGAATGTCGTGGTGTCCCACATGCGGGGGTCGGTCATCTCGCCGGCCCGCGCCGGGGGAGGCGCGACAGCGGCGGTTTTCGGGCGGGGCGCGCGGGCCTTCGGGGCGGGCTTCGGCGTCGCCTTGACGGCGGCCAGGTGCTGACGCTTGAGCCGGTCGGCCGCCAACTTCGCCTTCGCTGTGGCGCTCGCGGTGGCGTGTGCCTTGGCTGACGCGGCGCTGCGCGGCTTCATGGCGGCGGCGGGTCCCTTGGTGAACTCCCCCTGCCGGTCGCGCGCCTCCTGCCCGGCCTTCAGTTTGGCGGTGAAGCCGGCCGTCCCGTGGTGCGCCATCTCCGCCGTCCTCGCCATTACCCGTGCCTCCACGTTCCGTTAATGCTAGATCACGCCTAGTAGCAGCAGTATGACGATCACGAGGATCGCGAGGACAGCAAGCCCGATGAGACTGCGAGGACCGTACACGCTAATCACCTCCGCCCTCGGCTTCATCGGCGACGGCGTCGAACTCGTCGGCGATCAGGGACAGCAAGGCAGGCTCGCGGTTCCAACCCGGCTCCGGGTACGGCGGGTTGCCTTTGGGCCGCCAGTACTCGGCCTCGCGCCGCAGGTGCTTCGCCCGCTCGCGGAGCGCGGTGATGATCTGGGCGCTCACCCCGGGTTCACCTCGCCCCGGAAAGACGTCCGCCGGTCAGTGTCGGTGGCGTACTCGCACACCCGGTAGGGGTCCTGACCCGGCCCGTGGTTCGGGCTGTAAGGACGGGTCAGTTTCGGCTCGAAGCCGAGGCGCGGGGTGTCCGCGAACGGGGTGCCGTCCTCATGGGCCGGCCAGAGCGCGAAATCTTCCATGCGTTCATGCAAATCCACGTCACCCAGGCGGTCAAAAAGCCAGCGCTGCCAGGACCGCAGATCGTAAGTGGCGGGTGGCACTGGGAACAGGTGGTTGACGGTGATGGCCTTCTCGCGCTCCGCGCGTACCGCTTCCGCGAGTGCCTGAAGCGCGGCCAGGTCGCCCGGCGCTCCACCTACGGCGTTCAGTGCGTCTTCCACCAGGTCCGGGTCGGGCGGGTGATAGGTGTCCGGGCCATGTCGCTGCACCACCAACGTCATGCCGCGCGACTCTCCGGCGTGGCGGCCGGGCTTGTCCCGCTGGAGGTCGTCTTCAAGCCAGACCCTCCAACCCATGTGCTGGCGGTAGCGCAGGCACTTGACCAGGTGGGCGAGCGCGTCAGGGTACGGTGCGGTCTGCCGCATGATTTCGGTCATACCTGCCTCCAAGAGTGGCCCTCATCGAGGTAGCCGTGCCATCCGTCGTCGGACTGCCCGGTCGTGTCGCCGCGCAGCAGGTTGCTGATGCTCGCCCTGATCTCAAGCGACCCGTCCGCGCACTCGCGGAAGACGTGCGGCGGGCTGCACACGTGCTGCACCGAGCGCGCGGCGGGAGGGGCGTCAGGGTCGCGGGCGTTCGGCTTGAGGAAGAACACCGCAGGCGTCCCGCCGGTGTACTCGCCGGTCGGCCCGAAATAGTCGCCGGGCAAGGTGATGTCGGCGAATGAGCCGACACGGCGGCCGATCATCACATGCCCGTCACGATCAGGACCGGCGGCGGCAGCCTGGTGGCCGTGTGCCACGCGAGCATGACAAGCGGGTCGAGGGCGGTCAGGTACCGGGGCCACGGGTCGCCCGGGGTCCGCCGCTCCCAGGCTTGCTCGTTGAACCGCCCCACGAACCAGCGGGGCGGGAACAGCGGCGGCGCTTGGCTGCTCATAATCGTGGTCCTCCCTCGCTACCCGTACTGGGCGGTGCAATCGTGCAGGGCGTACGCGGCCCCCACCTCCGACTTGATCCGCGCCACCTGGCCGACCTGCGCGGCGCGGTTGGCGGGGGTCTCGAACTGCGGGTCGGCGATGGCGGGCAGCGCGAGGATCGCGTGGATGAACTGCACTTCCTCGGCCCGGTTGGTGTTGGACTGCTCGCAGGCGCTGATCGTCTGCGTGTGCACGGTGCCCTGGACGGAGGAGACGCGGATCACCAGGTAGATGATGAGGCCGACGAGGACGCCGAGGAGAGCCAGGGTGACGGTGACGAACGCGGCCACGATCCGGTCCCCGGTCTTACTGGGCGGTACCACTGTCACGGGTTGCCCTTCTTCTGGTCCTCGTCGTCGGCGAGCATCTTCTGCCCGGCTTCCGTCTCGCGGGCCTCGGTCTCGCTGGCGCGGAACTGGGCGAGGCGGTCGGCGAGGATCAACTCGAGTTGGTCACGCCGCCGCTGGGTGCGTTCCAGGGCGTCCACGTCGGACGGGTCAGGCATGATGCCCTTGTCTTTCGCCAGTTGGATGACCCGCTGCAGCACGACGATCAGCGATTCGGCCTGTTCGAGTTCCTCCTGGCGGGCCGCCGTCATGTCCGAATTGACGAGGGTGTGGATCCGGTGGGTTTGCGCGCCCAGGTCATCGAGTTTCGACGCTGCGTCGACCGCCTGCGCCTGCGCGACCCGCGCCGCCTCCTGCGCCGCGACCGCCGCCGCCGCCGCCGCGGCAGCCACCTTGTCCTGCCGCTGGTAGTCGGCCAGCTGATCCTCCCGGTGCATCCGCTCCGTCCGGTGCGCGAGGATCAGCGGGGCGGTGACCGACGCGAAAATCGATGTGATGATCGCGAGGGCGACCGCGATGAGGGTCGTCATGCGGCCCTCGCGTATCTCGTCGTCCTGCTGCCGGGCAGCAGCCGCCCGCCCGGGTGCGGCGCCGAGGGAAAGCATCTGCAACCGGGGTGGACGGAACCCGGGAACCCGATGCCGGGCATGGCCGTGGCGTAGAAGTTCCACCCGTCCGCAGCCCGGCATTCCGCTGAGGTCCGCTTGTCGATGATCGTGTTCCAGCCGAGCAGGTTCCCGTGCTCGAGCGCCGCCATGTCGGTCTGCCCGGCGGCCCGCGCCCGGTTCCACATCGCCGCCGTGTGCTGGGCGTAGAAGCGGCGTTCCCGCTCGAGCTGAGCGCGGACCGCGCCGGTCATCGGCTGGCCGTTCGCCCGTGCGGCCATCGTCGCGCTCATCACCCGCCGGGCCGCGGCGATGACGTACTGGGCGCGGCGGGCCAGGTTCATCCTCGAGGTCTGCTCCGACGCCGGGCCGATAACCCCGGTGACAGGCGGCGGATGCTCCGACACGAGCCCGAACGTCTCGGCGATCGCGGCCAGGGCGATCGGGGTGAGGATGAAATGGGCTTTCAGTGCGTTGATCGTCGCGGCGACCGTGACACCAGGGCCGGCGACGAGGGCGGCGGCGACCGCGACGGCCAGCGCGGGGTCGTCGAGGCCGGACGGCGGCGGAACCTGCTGCTGCGGCGGCGGCTGCTGCGGGGGGGCGGGCGTGGTCACGGCCAAGGCGTCCTCCACGCCGACCGGTGCGACTCGATCCACCGCATGTCGTCTAGCGCCTCGGCGAGCGCGCCCGGCCAGTCCGCCCGGTCGCCGGTTGAACGCAGGCCGTGGGCTCGCACGTCAAAGCACCAGCGGCCGGTCTTCCGGTCCTTCCAGATCCGCGCCTTCACGCTGTCCTCGCCCAGTCCGGTGTGAACGCGTCGTCCCGGGTCATCGGCCCGCCCTCGTCGCAGGCGACGGTGTAGCGTCTGGCGGTCACGCCGCCACGTCCAGCGGCCCGCAGATCGCGCATGCGGCCGACGTCGCGTTGCCGACCGAGAAGTGCTGGCAGGAGAAGGTGCGCGGGGGGTCGAGAGACGACTGGAGCGCTCGCAACTCGCCACGCTTCCCGGAACCCTCGATGGGTCCCTGAGGGCGCTGCACGGCAACCGGCAGGCTGCTGACGAGCGCGCCGCCGTCATGCCGCCACGCAGGCGACCCGATGCGCAGGCTGAGCGTGCCGTGCCGCAGAAGCGCGGGCATCAGCGCCGCCGTCAATCGCTCAAGTGCCTCGGCGGGCACCCGCACAGGCTCGGCCTCACCCTCAACGACCAACTCGAAGACCCGCGGCTGCGTGATCTCCCGGCCAACCAGCCACCTGATCCACGACCCCACGGTGACGCCCTCCCCGAACGCGCGTTCCTTGACGGCCTCAATGACCTCGGGCGCGAACCGCACAGCGGTCATACTCGTCAGGCGTTGCCCCGCGCGCTTGCGGCCCGGCCCGCTGATCGCCAGGTTCGCGGGGTCGGCGTAGAACTCGTACGCCTCGCGGTCATCCACCGGCAGCGTCGTTCCCGGGCGGGTCGCCGGGGAGCCGCCCCGCCTTGTCCGGGTCGATGCCCGCGGCCACGCACAGCGCCGACACTTTCCGGTCCAGCCGCTGCACCTGGTCCATGACGTCGTGCAGCACGTCGAATGTGGCGGTGTCGATGATCACAATCCCCCACCCAGCTTTCCTGTTCGGGCATCGGCCGATCCCCATTGTGACGCCACAGGCGTTGTTAAACGCATCAGGCGCACCAGGGGGAACAGCGACGATGTGCCCTGACCGGGCGGCGCGCACCTCCCAGAACGCGCCGCCCGGAGATTCACCGGCTCAGGCCGACGGCGGGGTCACGGGCGGGGCCGCGGGCGGCACCAGGCTGGTGACCGTCCCCACCGCCGTGTCCAGGGACGCCTGGGTCGCCGCCATCGACGCGACCGCCGTGTCCAGGGCGGTGGTGTCCACCGACGCGGGAAGCGCGGCGAGCGCAGCCTGGACGGCGGTCACATCGGTGCCCAACTGGGTGACCTGCGCCTGGACGTCGGTCATGGTCGAGCCGATCTGGGTTACCGCGGCGTCGATGTCAGACTGCTGTGACATGATTTTCTCCGTATTCTGTAGGATTCTGCTGAGCATTCCGTTGTTGCTGTGACGGCCGAAATCGAACATGCTGTCATCGTTTCCTTCCTGGCCGCTCACTGCGCCGCCGCCAGTCCGCCGGCCATCGGCGGCTTTCCCGCCGCCGGCGACGGCGGCCCCCCCGCCGCGAGCGACGGAAGCGAAGGCGCCTGCGCCCGGGGCACCCCGGCCATCGGCGGCGCCTGCTGCGCGATCTGGGTGCCCGCCGCCGCCAGTCCCTGCAACTGGCCGAGGCCGGCGGCGGCCTCCGGCGGCATCCCCGGCGGCGGGTTCCCCGCGAGGGACTCCGCCCGCTGCGACGCGGTGTTCACCAGCGACTCGTGGATCTGATCGGCGTCCAAGTCGAGGATCGTCGCCATCCGCTCCGTCAGCAGGTCAATGAACGCCAGCGGCACGTTCAGTTTGGGGGCGGCCGCCATCTGCCCGAACATGGTGAACAGGACGGCGGTCATCGCCTCCTGCAGCGGCCCGAACTTCCACTGCGGGAACGCCGCGTCAGCACCGAAATTGAGGGTGACCAGGGGGCGGATCAGGTCATGGGAGATGCTGTCGGCGATCTCCGTCGCGACCGCCTCACGGCTGGCCAGGTAGTACGAGCTCTGGTCTTCGCTCATCCCGTACGACCCGGCCGAGGCGCCGCCGCCCGCCCGCGTCCCTTTCGCCGCCGCCCCGGACAGCTGAAGGAACCCGGCGAGGACCGAGCTGGCCATCCAGTTTTCGAGGTACGTCATGCACGCGGCGAACT